TCGAACCCGTAGTCATCGCCTTGAAAGGGCGAGGATTTAGCCAGTTAATCTATGGGGCCAAAATTTATCGTGATCTTGCAGAAACTCGTTGGGCTCTGCGTAAATTCTCCTTATCATTATCAGAAACAATCACCAGTTCTGGAGCAGTCTTATGATACCAATCCATGAACCCAACGTATTTAGGTGCAACAGAACACTTCACACAACAGTTTGTATCAGGAATTGCTTCCAAACGAATCTGTGGAATTTCAGTTCCACACTTGCAACAAGTTTTCATGATAAATAATTCCTACAAGTTTTATTTGAAACAAGAACTTCCGCATCCTTGTGCATCCGGCGTTCCTTGATTGTTTTACGACCAAGGGCTCGCTTAGAGATTTGCATACTAATTTGTTTGATAAAAGCAGATCCCTCTCTTTCTGCTTCTTGGTCAAACTTATCCCACACTCTACGAGGCATTATACTACCACCTTTCGACAGTAATCATACATTGCAACGCCGGATGCACACCCAACATTCAAACTCCTAACTGATCCATACTGCGTAATATAAACCAGATCATCACAGATGTCAAGCAGTTCTTGAGGAATGCCCAATTGTTCTTGACCAAAAACCATGATAACATGTTCATCATTAGGCCAATTGTAGTATTCAATTGGTTTTGCTGAACCAATATTATCCATTCCTACAATTTTGATTTTTCCCTTCTGTGATCGAAGTGATACAATCTCCTTCTCCAAACTGTTAATGTCTTTGCAGTAAGAAAAATGAGTGTAATTGTGAGTACCGACAGTCCCTCGTCTGTCATATTGTTTTGCTCCATAAACAATAATTTTGTTGGCCAAAAACGCATTTCCGTTACGAATTACAGTGGCAATATTAAAATCATTATACAAATTACTACAAATAACAGAAAAATTATTTCTCTTGGCATCAAGGTCAGCAAGAATTGCTTCGTGTGACCAATAATGATAATGATCAATAATGTTTCGGGTTTCTTTGGTTGTAGTCATAGTAATCATGATGAAGTAGGATGCCAGAGACTCGAACTCTGCGGTAGGTCGTTATAAGCGACCCTGTGCCACCCGACACGTGCATCCCATGTGCGTAGTATATATCAAACTTCTTCTGTGTCAACAGCATTCTGATCAGAAATCACAACAATTCTGCACTTCTTGTTTGCAACATGACCAGATGGTGACTTAATAAAATAATTACTCTTTTGGCGATCATCATCATGGCCCAGGCGATAATTTACAGTCTTGATGTTATTCTTTTCAAGAAGTTCTCGGGCCTGATGATTATCAAAACAAAAATTTAAAATATCTTGCGAAATGCGAAGAGCATCAGTTTCACTAGCATCAATTTGCAAATCAATATGAAGTCTAAAGGTTCCCATATTCAATACTCCAGTTTAACAATACCTTCGTCAGTACTGTAATAAATTTCAAAAAAAACTTCCTTACACCAAGGAAGACACAAACAACACGGCTTTGACATACGCAACTGACCAAATCGATTATATCGAACATTCATAAGAGTCAACTTCTTTCCGAGAAGTTCTTCAGGAATTTTTCGCATAGCATCCAATTCAGAATGCATTTCATCATAAGGGTATCCAATTTCCTTAGCCTTTGGGTGAGTCTTGAAGAAGTTTCTTCCACGTGCTACAACACGATTTTTATAAAACACAAAAGAAACATGCTTCTTTTGACGAGGAAGTTCTAAACAAAGCGGATACGCTTCTTGCAAACATGTTTCAATAATTTCTTGGGTCATAAAGCGTGCCTGACAAGATTTGAACTTGTGACCTACTGCTTAGAAGGCAGTTGCTCTATCCAACTGAGCTACAGGCACATGGACATGATTATATCCACTAACTCTATGCTGTCAAGTTATCGGTCTAAAATTACTCAACTAAAGTAAGTTTTGGTGCGGCAACTTTGGTATCCGGAACAATTAGACCACTACCGAATGCTTCATTATACTTATTTAACAGTTCAGTTTGTGGTACTGACATGAATACTATTTTATCGGAATTGATAAAAATAGAATCGCTATCAGCATAAGGAACCCAAGGTGCAAATCCTAATTTACCTTCACCCATTGGCATCAATATAACTGGAGTCTTAACTTTCCAATTTTGTGTTGTGCTGTCAAGTACCTTTACGATTAGTTGTTCGCCTGTTACGAGACCTATTAGTTTTATTTCGCTCATTCTTCTTGCCTTTCTTAAATATTAAATCATAATTTTTAGAATAATCTTCCCAATTCACACTTCTGTATGTATCACCTTTTCCTGCACTATGTTTACCGCCCATCCTGACTCCTATTGAATTTTGTTGTTTTTGTTTCCCACCAAAAATGTATCATATCTTTATTCCCATTAAAAAATATTGGACAAATATCTGGAATAAAAATAGAATTTAAATCGCAAGCAATACAACAAAACAATAAATTAGTTCTTGAATAACCGTAATCTAATAATTTAATTTCTATTTTTTTAAAATTATTACCAGATAAACAACCACTATCCACTATAATTAATTTATCATATGGATCTAATTGATTGGGATGAATGGTTGTTTCAAATTCCGATTGATACGGAATATTAACAGGCTCTATATCAATTGGTCCATCTTTAGTGGATAATTTATGAGCCATCAGTTGAGCCATAATACCAGAATATTCATAACTAAGTTGTAAAATTCCAGTTTTATCTGTTATAAAATTTTTAGACCTAATATCTAAACAAATTTTATCTATTGCAAATAATTCCCAATCTTTATCTATTAATAAATTATTTTTCATAAAATTATCCATTAATTATTTTTTGCAAATATATTATTGCACTTTGCACACCTTCAATATCATCACCTAATTTGCCGATACCTACATTACACGCATTACATATCCATCCTCTAAATTTATTTGTTTTGTGATCATGATCCAATACCAAATCATTAGTTTCTTTTTTACAACATTCACAATTTTTTGGTTTTTCTGGTGCGTTTTTAAATAATACTTTTCTAATATTAGTTTGTTTTTTTATACAATGTTTACATCTACTATCTAATCGGTCTTTGTGATGACTATGTTTTCCAAATTCAATTAAACATTTATATTCTTTACAATAAATACATTTTTTTGTAGGTAATTCTTGATTTTCTTCTGGAAACAAACTAGACATAAAGCCATATATCGGATTCGAACCGATGACCTGTGCTTTACAAAAGCACTGCACTACCACTGTGCTAATATGGCAAACTCCTGAAACTGGACTCGAACCAGTGACCCGCGAGTTAACAGCTCGCTGCTCTACCAACTGAGCTATTCAGGAATTATATCAAATCAAAACTTCTTTACTTGCAGAAAACGTAACTTCATATACATCATTATTTGCTAAATCATTTCCATTCATACCACAAGAAATGGTATCTGCAATAAATTCTTTCATTGCATGCATATTGTTAAATTCAATAAGTTTATTTTGATATGTTAATTTAAACTTACCAAGTTTTTCAAGAACATCACACTTATTTATGATCACTTCTGTGCAGCCAGAAAGACAAATCGCTTGAATCATTTTATCTAAATTTAACCAATTTACTAAACGCTTTCTGCCTGTTGTAGAACCATATTCTTCACCGTATTGAATCAATCTATTAAGATCTTCATCTTCCCAGAGAGAAGTTGGAAAAAGAGGATCAGTACCACTTTTTGTATCATAAATTTTTCCAACTCCAATTATTCTACCAATAGCCTTTGGTGAAAATCCAAGAGAACATGCACCATATGGCATAGTTGTGCTACTTGTAACATATGGATAGTCACCATGATCTATATCCAGCCAAACACTTTGTGCACCTTCACAAAGAATTTTACCTGATAATTTACCATCCCACAACCAATTTGATTCAAGAACATCTTTTGCTCTCTTACCTTTTCTTAACATCTTATCAGCATAGCAAGGAGCAATACCTTGACCAGTGGTTCCAAGATGAGTTAAATTTTGCTTATCATATTCAATATGATCATCTGTGATAATATGTGCATTTGGTGAAACTTTTATAAGATTTATATCAAAGCCTGCACCAGATAGAACACGAAGTTCTTCTCTCATTTTATCAATATTAATTACACAACCCGGACCTATGATACATTTTTTACCAGCAAATATACCAGAAGGTATGATGTGTGTTTTATATTTTTTACCATTAATATAAACAGTATGTCCTGCGTTTGGACCACCATTCCAGCGGCACACATAATCATATTCATGTGCCAAAATATTTGCAATTTTACCTTTACCTTCGTCGCCCCAAGCCAATCCATAAATTATATCAACATAGTTTATCATTACATTAACTTTCAATTTTTAATTTTTAAAAATTATTTAAAAATATTTTAGGTTCTTCTATATCTTTCAATCCACGCCTCATACCATCATTTATTTTTATTCCCATTTCACCTATATCCAATATTTTATGATTATTTTGTCTTAAAATTTCACAAATTAAAACATCATCACCATCGTTTGCAAGTTGATTATTATTAGATAAATGCTTGAATATTGATAATGGTGGATAATTAAATTTTTCTAATAAATTGCTTTTAATTATCCAATTTCCACCTGTTAAAAAAAACCACCGACGTTCATTTCCATCTGCATTATAACTTTGTTCATATTCAAAAACACCACATGGAATTTGTTTTTTGTCATACCAACTTTGTTCTTTTATATAATCTTTAAAAGGTAGATATTCACCACTTGCATAAGCAGAATCCATATAAAATAAATGGCCAGCCATATCAAAATTTTGTGCATTAATTATATTTAATCTATTTTGTAATGCATTTTTGTCTACAACATATGAATCATCATCAAACCACATGCACCAATTAGTGCATATATCTTTTGCCATTCTTCGCCACATTCCAGTTTTATGAATATTTATTTTTGAAATATAAACATCATCAACTTCATTTAGAGATAAAACGTATCGTTTAGTTTCATCACATACTTTATTCAACCCTACTCTTAAAATGTATTGCTCTTTATTAAAATTATTTATTATTGATGATAAACATCTTTTGGCTAATTCAAAATGATTACCATAGCACAAAACCATTATTGTTAATTTAGATTCCATTAGGATAATAACTTTCTATCGCTTCAATTACATGATTTAATTTAATCATATCCATACACTTAGGTATGTATAGATTTTCTTCTTCTGTTTTATTTGGCATCAATACCTTCAATGGCAATTTTGTCGGATAAAGACACAATTCATTTTCATCTTTACTGTCACCATCTCCAACTTTCATACAACGAGATTTCCAACAACCACCATTATCACAACATGATAAAGAACCCAAAGTATGCAAATAACGATGGTGAGGATATGCTTCCCATTGTGTTGGTTCTCTTCCACCAGCAATAACAACACAAGGTCTATTCAAAAATTGTTCTGGTTTTGTTTCTATTGCAGCGGCAGCATGCATAGCAAATGTAACTGGACACAATACACCAGAAGAATGATAAACTAAACGAATATATTGTCTTAAATTAGTTTTACCTATTAAATCAATAACATTATTTAATTTTGGATGAAAATGATTTTTTTCTCCACATTGAACAAATAAAAGTTTTCCTTTAAAATGATCAACAACTTTTTGATAATTTTCCGGATTCCACCATTTAGCAGTAAAATCATATTTACCGCCTGCCATTATAATCCAAAATTTATCATTTATACCGAGTTCTTGAATTTGACTGATCCAAGATTTTTCAATATCGGATATATGAATATCACCTTTAAATATTCCTTGTTCAATATTTACATTTAAAATTTTTTCTAAATGCATTCTAAATCCATGTATGAAATGATATGGATGAGTATTGCTGCGGTGTATTAAAGGGTATTCGGCATTAATTATTTCAACACCTTCAGTTTTTTGATTTATCTCTCTATTCAAATATGGATTATTTTCCCATATTTCTGGACATGGTGTTGAAACATTAATTTGAAAATCTGGATGAGATTTTTTTAAATCACGAATAGCCGCAGTTAACATTACAATGTCACCTGGGGATTGATAATTTTTAATAAAAAATTTTCTATTCATTTTATGAATTAAAAATATTATTAATTTGTCGGTTCACTCTTATAAATGTAGTACACTTTGGAAAATCCTTGAGACGAGCCGCACCAACGTATGTGCAAGCAGAACGAATACCACCAAGAATTTGTTGCATCACACCAGCCACTGGACCTGCTGGTTCAACAAACACTCGCTTTCCTTCTGCTGCACGATATGTTGCCACTCCTCCGGAGTGTTTCTTCATTGCTGCTGCCGAGGACATTCCATAGAACTCCTTGCCCTCGTCTGTCAGTTCGCCTGCAGATTCGTCTGTACCAGCAAACATTCCACCAATCATAATAAAATCTGCACCCGCTCCAAATGCCTTGGCTACATCACCGGGACAGGTACAACCACCGTCCGATAGCACGTAACCACCCAGTCCGTGTGCGGCATCAGCACACTCCATGATGCACGACAGTTGCGGGTAGCCAACACCAGCAACTTTGCGAGTCGTGCAGACTGATCCAGGACCAATACCAATCTTTACGATGTTTGCTCCTGCAAGAATCAATGCTTCAGTCATTTCTCTTGTCACAACATTTCCAGCAATCAGAATATGATCTGGAAATAGTCCACGAATAGTACGAACGTAATTCACAAACTTTTCTGTATATCCATTTGCAACATCAATACAGATAAACTTGATGGACTTGTGCTTGTTTAGAATTCGTTCAGCTTTTTGAATTTCTTCCATGCTGGAATTCGTATCACCCATGCCCATCGTATATACTACGTTGGGTGGCCAATGTAAATGACTACTTGCCCAATTATTCATAAACTTATCCCATTCGGCTTCTGTGTAATACTTGTGAATACCACACAGCGCAGCGTACTCGCTAAGACTATCAGCCATTTCAAATGTACCAACAGTATCCATGTTGGCTGCAACAATTGGCACACCAGTCCAAGTTTCTTCGTTTTTATTTGAAAGTTTAAATACAAATGTGCGAGACACATCAACCTTACTACGGCTGTCAAGATTACTGCGCTTTGGGCGAATCAGAACGTCGGCAAAATCCAATTTGATGTCATCTTCAATTTTCATAATATATCTCCTTCAAGTCACCACATTATATAGACATCAAATCATCTGTCAATCTTTTTCTCTAAATCCATAGGAAGCAAAGATCGCATTTGTGCCATCAATTTTGCTAACTGTTTATGTGAGAGTTCATCTAAAAGATATTTTTCATAACCAATAATAACAGATTCTGCTGCATCCACTAGATCAGTTACCCAACTCTGATTATCTTTATAGTTTTTTGGCATTTATCCCCCATTCATGTTATCTGTGAATCCTGTATTTTTCTTATCCATAATTTTGTTAAGAAATTTTTCTAGATTGCTTGTCAATTCATTATTCAGATCGGCAACCATCTGAATTTGTTCACAATCTATAATATAGGATATTACATCAGACACATAAATGATGGATTTTAAATTTAATTCAATATAAGCGTGTGTTAGTAATTGAGAAGGTGAATGACTCATTGCAATCACCTTTTCTTTTTTATTTTTTAATTTTTCTGCTAAAACATAATAACCATCTTTATCATAATCAATATAATACTGAAAAGTACCAAATAAATCGCTTATTGTTGGTTTAGAAAAATTGTTGTCTCGTCCTTTACCCTTCTTAGCCATTTCAGACTCCTTTATGAGAAGAGGTTACAGTAATATGAAAAAGTTAATTATTCATCTTCTTGTTGAGATTCATTTTCATTTTCTTCTTCACCCTCTTGTGGTTCCTGTTCGTCTCCTTGAGCAGGTAAACCTAATACTTGTGGATCCAAAAGACCCCACTGAACTAAATTCAATACAAGAGGTGTAGTTTTAATCACTCTAAATATATCTTTTTTCTTTATTGTTGGATTTGTATCTGGCCTAGCATTTGGTCGAAGTGTTTGGCCTGCTGCAGTTAAAGACATGGTCATGGAAGGGATATACATTTGTGAAACTTGAGTTCCACCCATGCTAGTATCCCCTTCTAAAAGCATTTTTTCCACTAAAGGTGAAAAATGCTTGATAAGAGTTTTTTCTACTAATTTTTCTAATTTGTTTTTCATACAATAGTATTTATGCTTTTTAAAAAATAAAAAAGAGCATTTAATGCTCTTCTGTATTCTTTATATTATAATTTTTCATTATACCGGACACAGATATATATACATCAAAACTTTAACCATCAAAAGAAATTTCTGATTTTGTTATAGAAATTATTTTTGCTATTTGTTTATTTAATGCATCTGTTCTATTTGGCCAAAGAATATATTCTTTCTCTGGATTCTTCATTAAATTATAAAGTAATGGTAAAACTAATTTTTCTATTTCTAACATACGATTTTTATAAATTATTTTTAATTGTTCTTTGCGTTCTTCCACTTCATCGATGATTGAACGAATATTTTGTTCACTTTCACCAACACTCAATGACAATTCTTTTAATTCTGCTGATAAAGTTTTATCAATTTTCTCTTCTAAGCGAATTAAATCTGATTTTTGAGGCAAATTTGTTAAATTTGGAGGCTGAATTGAAGAAATTTTTGTTAAAATTTCATTTAATTTGCTCTGTAATGATGAAATATCTGTTTTAAGAGTATCAGATACTACTTGTGACGTTGTTGCAGCCTGTTGTAGAGCATTCTGGTTCGTTTTAGAGGCCAATTCGTTAGCATCTACGGCAGTAAATCCGAAATCATTTGAAGAATTTATATAATCTTCAGAAAAATCTTGATGAAATTGTTGATTATCTGTCATTTTTCTTTTTTCTTTTAATATTTGTAAAAAATAATCTAATACTTTCTGGATTAATTAAATCTAAATGTTCTTTATGATAGTCTGGTCTATCTTGTGTTGCTTTTGCCCAACTAGAATTACCAGTAACCATTTGAAATCTTGCTCTGCCTGGTCTATTTTGTGTTCTAACACCAGTTGCTAATTGTGCTAATGGTATAAATTTATTTTTATGTTGAAATGTTCCGGGAGTTACTTCAAATACATGTCCCGCATCCGTCATAACTAAATCATCACCGTGCTCTTTTTGAATCGTATCGATGTATTGTTGTTTATATTTAGCAAGTTGTTCTGGATCTAAATTTGTTTTAGGTCCCATTGTTCCAAAATGTGTATCTCCAATTTTAAATTTTTCTTCATCGTCATCAAAAATATGTTCAAACCCGTGCATTCCAGATACACTAGAAACGTCAGAAGTCGCTAATGAACTTTTTCTTGCATTGTGTGTTGCTAAATCTATTTTAACTGTGTGATTATCTTTTAATCTCCTAACTGTTAAATCGTCACCATTTCTGGAAGGATGATGTAGAGTGACTTCAAATTCATTATTTCTTCCTATAATTGGGGGAAGAGAAGCACCATCTCTTTTAGAAGAAAAATATTTTTGAGCAGCTAAAATATGTCTAACAGCACTTCTCGATTCTGGTGCATCAGGTAAATAACCGGATTGAATATGTTTTTCGATTTCTTTATCATCAAACTCGTCTCCATGATGATTTGCATGATTTCCGGTTAATGCATGCATTATAGCCATGCCTGTTGCTATGTGTGGTATTTGAACTTTACTTAATGGTTTAATACTAGATTTTTCTGTTTTTGAATCTTTTGTATTTGGATCATCTATTGTGGATAATGTTGGATGAGATAATCTTTCTTTTCCAGACACTTCACTTGGAATATAATCTTCCTTTAAATAAATTAAAAAATTTAATACATCTATTGGCATATCAACTTCTTCTTAATAATGGTTTAATTTTTCCAAATGCTTCAACGTGATATCTAGAACCTTTTCCTGTTCTTGATCTTGCTTTAGAATCTGCAAATCCTTTTTCATGTGCAACCTTTAGTGCTTTCACATATGTACCAAATTGTGGGTGCTGACTAACTGCTTCTAAATGTTGAGCATGTGGTACACCGTGTTCGTCTAGTTTATCTGTATGTTCACCTAAACCATGTGAATCGATCAACGGTCTTACATTAGCACCATGCCATTCTTTATTTTCTGCAGCAAAGTCTCTTGATGGTCTTGGACTACGAGAACCCCTATCATGCATATATGGTGCTTGTCTATAACCTCTATTTGGGAAATCCCAATGATCTTCGTGCCAAAGTTCTGCTTCTAACTCTTCACGCTTTTCTCTACTAACTTCATTTAAATTTTTCTTTAATTTTTCTATTTCTTCTTTTAGAATATTATTTTGGTGAGTTAATTCTAAAATTCTTTTTTGAAAAATGTTGTTCATATTTTGACCCTCTTTAATGTATAGTATTTATGAAAAGAATAACCCCCACATTTCTGTGGGGGCTATTATTTACGGAGTAGTTATGTATTAAATTAGTTGCAGCAAACAGACTTTACTGCGTCAACAACCCAAACTACGCCCTTTACAGCGTATGGTAGAGCAGCGAGGAAAACTACGAGTTGTAGTGGGTTCTTCCAGCAGAAACCGTTAGTACCGATTGGACAATTTTTCATATTAGTATCTCCTTTGTTAAAAAATTAAAACTTGATTCCTAAACCTAAAGTGACATTCCAAGTATTCTCATTGGCTGGTGCAACATCTTGCCAAACAGCAAATCCACAACCTGCGTTGAGGTTTACGTTATTGGCAACATTCCATTCGGCCTTTGGACCAAGGAATGCAACATTACTACCACTGGTGTACCATTGATTTAAATCTGCACCAACTGATAGCGTTGACCACTTATAAGCAACAAATGATTCTGCATTAATACCGTAATCGTTGAAAGTACCGAATACGGGGCTATATGCATAACTACCTACCCAGAGGTAATCAAATGTTTGAGTGTAAACTACTGCACCCCAAGTCATATCCCAATTTACGCCAACGTGAGGATTGACATTATCGGTGCCAAAGTTTGCAGACCCTGTTGGCATCCATGCGCCACCCTCTAAGTAAACATTAGTAGTAGCACCAACGAACTCGGTCTTGAGAACATTTAGATCTAGACCTAGATCGATAGCACCATAACCAGTTACATCTTGGCTGTAAACTGGAACAGTGATGTGCCAACCAGCCATATCGAATAGCTTACCCTTTACGGTAGAGTCTAGTTCGGCGACTGTGTTGACATTACTCTTGCCCCAGAAAGTTAGAGTCTCATCGACTGAAACTTGGCTGAAGATGGGAGTTGGTTGTGTTGCTGCAACAGGAGCAGTATCTGCGCCTCTAGCAGCGAGTGATGCGAGAGCAATCACTCCGAGTGCAATAGTAGCCTTTAATTTTCTATCCATTCTTTTCTCCTTATTTTTAGTAAAACTCCTACTCCGTAAGAGTGTAGGAGTATATAGCAATACTTTACTTTGTCAAGGAGACCGAAATATAAAAATTAATTACCGCTGCCAGTTTTTCTTTTGTAACATTTGACTACAGCAGCACTTGCATAAGCAGAAGGCCAGACTTTAAATTTATTTTTTACTTCAGACTTGCATGCAGCATGGGCTTCTTTATTTTTTGGATTCCATTGTTCTAATAATTTTAAAAATTTAAAAACATTTTTACCTTCTGTCATTTCTTTTAATTTCTTTCTTGGTCTATATTTACCTTTTTTTGCTTTCCAAGTTTTTCCGGTCTTATGACTAGAAAATTGATCGCGCTTTTTATGTGCTTTTTGTTTTAATCGTACTGCTTTTTTCTTCTCACTAGAAGACATTTCTCCCCAAGTTTGTGGTGTTTTTCCAGTTACTTTTTTAGATGGTCTACATTTAACTCTTCCGCGACCTTTATAGTCACCACACTCGCTGCCATCTTGAGCAGTCCACTTTTCCTTAAACCATCTTTTTAAACTTTCATTTATTAAATTTCTCATAACATTTTTCTTCTATTTCTGCTATTATTCCATATTCTTCTTGCTATTTCTTCGGGAGTTGGCTTCTTTAAAAGATTTTTTTTCTCAACTTGTTCTGGAATAAAATCTAAAAGCGGATCCAATTTTCTTCTTTGTGGCATGGAAGAAATAGCAGGTTGTTGAGGTTGTGTAGATTCTTTTGCAGGTTTTCGATCTGCGGCATCCTTCCACATTTGATAAACTTTATCGTGTAAATTTCCCATTATTGATCCTTACAGTTGCAAAGTCCAAATATTCTTTTCCAAACTCCACATGCTTGTGGTTTTTCGATTGGCCAGCAAGCACCCGGATTTTGTTTACAAATAAAATCTGAATTTTTAAGTGCGGCGGAGATTCCTTCTAATAATTGATCTTCAGTCAATACTAAGTCAATATCCCGTTCATTTATTTTTGCCTTTGCATGGTATAATTCACTCATAATATGTCTCCTTTTCAATATTTATAAATAAAGATAGGAGAAAAAACATGGATTTAATATTACACAAAAAATTATTAACACTACAGGCCGAAAACGCAATGCTCAAGGAAGAACTAGAAAAATTACAAGAATTAGTTCGTCCTGAAAATATTAAAAATCCTGAACGATATGCAAGAGGAATTGCCAAAATTGCCCAAATTGCAGCAGATCGTACTGTTAGTCAAAAACCCGGAGCAGTAGAAGCAAAGATGGCTTTGCTATCAAAGGGTGTAGGCACAGGTAATGATACCTTTGCTGCTTTTAGCGGATCTCGTTCTGGTGGAGTCAGAGATACTTCTCTACATGGAGATTCAGCAGAAGCAGAAGCCGCAAGAACAGCATTAGGCAAAAGAGCCGTTTTACAACCAGCCAATAATGCAAAAGACAGAGCAAAGGCCGACTTAGAACGAAAAGAACTAAAAGATGCCAGAAAAGGTACACCTGCTCTATTTAGAGGTAAGAAAATCGCCAATACACAAAATGGTCGTATAGTCTAAAGGAGATTCAAATGAGTTTACTATTACAAAAAAAACTATTAGCATTACAAGAAGAAAATGCTATTCTTCGAAAACAAATTCAAGATTTACAAGAACTTTCTGATAAAACAGTCAATGATTATATTAGAAATGCGGCCATAGATGCCAAAGTTAGAGGATCACATGAAGGTATGGAGTTTGTGCATTCACAAACCCCTGGCATATCCCAAGGACTCAAGGATTTATTCAGAAGCAATTCAGAAAAAAATAAAGCAATTGCAGATAAAAGACTCAAGGGAATATGGAGAGCCTTGCGAATGAGAGAACGTGATCAAGCAAGGAATAGAAATACAAATACATAAAAAAGAACCCCTCAGAAATGAGGGGTTTTTATTAGCAGTTCCACTTTCTTAAAGATTTGTTGATACGTGAGTCTGGATCACGTGCTGTCTTGGCAGACGTTAGTTTAGCTTTCATGCCTTTCATGCGACTACAGAATGACTTTCTTCGTTTGGCTTTCTTAGAACCCGCTTTCAGTTTGCTGGGCTTAGTTGTGACTGCAGTTTGCAATTTACTGCCCGGATTCTCACGACGATAAGATTCTACCCCTTTTTTGTTTAATCCGCCTTTAGGGTCTTTGCCTTCTTTACGTGTCCATGCAGCAGTTTCTGAGATGTATTGAAGAAATGATTTCATAAAGGTATTTATTAGATTTATGATTTAGAAGGCTTCTTTCCTAAATCTTTAATATCTTCCATATTAATTACATAAGCAGGAATTACTTTCTTTTTTTCAATATCATGTGCCTTTTTGATACGATTTAAACCATCCGCAATTGAAACCTTCTTACTTCCTGCTGTACGAATGGCTAGAACTGGCATAGAGGTGTCTGCCTTTTCCATGCGTTCCTTATGTTCTTTATTTTTTAAATCATATTTTTTGCCCCACCATTCAAGAGCATCCGTATTCTTAATAGGAAAATCCTTAACTAAAAATTCTGGATTCTTTTTTGCAAAATCATAGACTTCTTTTACAGAGTATTCTTTATTTGTAACATCACTAAAGAAGTGTTGATCTTTCCAATCTTCTACCTTCTCTAAGAGTGTCTTTTTAAAATTAAAATAGGATTTCATTATAATATTTAGTAAATTAGAGAGTGGGGGATCCTACCAGAAAATTTATTAAATTTTGGGGG